GTCCTAAATGATTCACGGTTAGTTATTGACCAAGATGATAATGCTTTAGGAATTCATATTGATAGCGAAGCAACAAGTGAACATGGAATATATGTTACAGGAAAATTTCCTTATGGGGCGATACAGGATATATCTGGTGGGGCTGGAATAATCCTTAGTCGTAATATAGCCGAAGCTGGTTCTTATCCATTGGTTACTTTTACTGATGACCATACCTCTAACACTCAACCAACATTAAAGATACAGCAAGACGGTGCTGGTTATGGAATAAGCATTGACCAGAATGGGAATCAATCTGCTATATATATAGACTCTGAATCCACGAGTGAACACACGATATATATAGATAGTGCGGCTACTCAGGATGGTAGAGTTTTATTGATTAATCAATGTAACGCACTTACAACTGGTAGTATTATTTATGCTCATTCTGAATCATCGTCTACAGGGACTCGCAATCTTGTAGAGATTATTAACGACCACGCATCAGCTACTGGCACAACTGGTTTAAAGATTCAGCAGGATGCTGGTGGAGCAGTTGGTGCGCATATTTATACAGGAAGTGCTGGCACTATTACCAACCTTTCTTATGCAAGTGAATTGATAATTGAAGCTGACGGTGGTGGTGGTATATCTATTAGAACTCCAGATGCAAATTCTGGTAATATCATGTTTCAGACAGCTTCCAATGATACTGTTGCAAGAATCCTTGCAGATTACGGTAGCGGTAGTGAATATTTAGCGATTGAGGTAGACGGCTCAGAACGCATGAGAATCAACTCTTCAGGAAACGTCGGCATCGGAGTCACTCCAGAAACAAGTCATGCGAACTATACTTCATTACAAGTCGGTGGATTGGGAAATATAATCAACACCACTGCTCAGTCGGCAGATTCATATACTGCAATAGTAAATAATGCTTATATAGATGCAACTCCGCAATGGGAATATATTGTCACAGATGAAGCAAGTCGATATGTACAGACTGGTGGTATTCATACATTTTCTGCTGTTGCTTCTGGTAGTGCAGATGCCGCTATCACATGGACAGATGTTTTTAAGCTTGACATCAACTCCCGCATCAGCCTATCGAATAATGATAGTGGTACTTCAAATACCATCTTTGGTTATAATGCTGGTGCAAGTTTTAGTGCTAATAATAATAATAATGTAGTTATTGGACATAATGCCTTAGATGCGGCAGATGGTACTGAAGGTAGTAATATCGCAATCGGAGAAAATGCAATGAGTGCGGTAGATGAAGGTAGTCATGCAAGTGCTACTGGCGATGATAACGTTGCTATAGGATATAATGCTTTACTTGGAGGTTCTTTTGGGAGTAGTAATTTACAACTTACTGGTAATATTGCTATTGGTAGTTATGCTTTAGACGCTACAGGAACTTCGGCTTCCACAGGTACAATAGCAATTGGATATCAGGCTTTAACTGCTCAAACAGCAGATTCTTCATCTGTTGCTATTGGGTATCAAGCTGGTCTTGCTAACCAAACAGGAAGTAGAAATGTTATAATTGGTTATCAATCTGGAATAACCGCAACCGATATAGATAATGCGGTATTAGTTGGGTATCAAGCTGGTAATGCTATTAATGCTAATGGTGGTGATGCAACAGTTGCAATTGGATATCAAGCTCTCACCGCCCTCACAAGTGGTGCTGGAAACGTCGCAATCGGATACCAGAGTTTAGATGCTGAAGATACTGGAGATTATAATACAGCAATCGGGTATATGGCTTTATCCGCACAAGATGATGGCGACTTAAATACAGCAGTCGGATATGAAGCAGGATTATCACATACTACAGGAGGTTCAGGTTGGGGTGGAAACACTTTTATTGGAGCAAAATCTGGTAAATATAATGGAGCAGGCAGAGGAAATACTTTTGTAGGTTCAGAATCTGCACAAGGCAACAGTGGTGCTGTATTGACTGGTAGTTATAATACTGCTGTTGGTGTTCAGTCTGGATTATTATTACAAGGAGCGGGTCACGAAAATACATTTGTGGGGGGTTATTCAGGAGATGTTTTAACAACTGGTTCGGATAACACTTGTATCGGATATGGAGCAGATACAGATGATGCCACAGCGATAAATCAAACAGTAATTGGTCATAGCACAACAGGACTAACAGACAACTCAGTCACCCTTGGAAACGCATCTGTCACCGATGTTTATATGGCACAGGATAGTGGGGCTTATGTACATAGTCAAAATGTACCTAACCATGTAGCGAATACAATGTCTGCTCCTTATTATCGGTTTGCTGGTGGACAAACTGAAAAAATAGATTGCGGTGCTGGTACTAATTTTCCTACAGGTGACTTTACATATTCCTGTTGGGTTTATATGGATACTCTTAACGTAGGTCATATAGGTGGGAATTATGGCACTGGTAGCACCAATGGGATACAGTTTAGCGTTAATGCAAGTGGAATTTTTTCTACCTATATACAGGCGGCTGTTAACAGCACTACTGGAATATCTGCAAAGACATGGAATCACGTTGCTTACACAAGGTCAGGCACGGCAGTAACAATATATGTTAATGGGGTAAGTGATGGAACTGGTACTAATGCAAATGCAATCGCTACAACAGGCAATTTTTATATTGGTGCGCCTTATGATGCTGGTAATGCTAATGAGTCATTAACTGGTCAAATTGCTGGTGCAAGAATTTACAATAATGCTCTTACAGCCACCGAAGTAAAAGAACTCTACTCTGGTGCATCAGTACCTTTCAAGTATAAAGGCGGAAGTCAGACTCAATTAGCTGGAGCAATGGCTGGACAAACGGCACGGTGGAATAATAATGGTTTAGAAACTTTTTCATATAGTGGCAATGACCTTACTGCCGCCGCTGAAACAGGCAGTTTTGGTGTTGCTTTTAATGGCGATGCTACTTATCCATTGACTCCCGGGAAAAGATATAGAATTGAATACACCCTTACTTTAAATAGTGGGACAGCACCATTTATTCGGGCAGATGCAAGTACTAACCTTCCAACTGGTGCGGCTATGGGTTTAGCTGATGATATTGTGGCAAGTGCTGGTTTCAATAGCCATGAAATTACTGCTGTTGGGAGTTGTTACATTGGTTTTAGATGTGATGCGGCATCTAATTTTGAGGTTACGAATTGGAAGGTTTACCGTCTCGGCGCAGTCGCAGAATACGATGGGTCTTCTGCTGGAGTAGCTACATGGTACGATAATAGCGGTAATAGTTTAGATGGTACAGTTTCAGGTGCTACTCTTGAAAACGCTAATGCTGTCGGGGTGCAAAGAGTTGATGATACTACTGGTGCAGTTACAATGCCTGAACAACCAGCGTTTTTGGTAAATCCAGCCTCACAACAAGCTAATCCCGGTAATAATGCAGAAGTTGCATGGGGAACTGAAATATTTGACCAAGGTGCTAATTTTGCTTCTAATACTTTTACCGCACCAGTGACAGGAAAGTATCAATTTAATGTACATATTTCTACAACGGGTGGTTTCGATACAGCGTCTGATTATCATGGATTTAATCTGATAACATCTAATAGGACTTATCAATGGAGAATTGACCCAGATTTATTTGATAGTGCTGGTGCATTTTATACTGTTGATTTTTCAGTTTTAGCAGATATGGATGCAAGTGATACTGCATTAATTCAGCACTTTGAAAGCGGTGGAACTGTTACTCTTGATATTGAAACGACTTCATATTTTAGTGGATTCCTCGTTTGTTAGGTGAAATAACCTATGCGAAATAACATAAAACAAAGGACAAATAATGGATATTAAAAAAAGAACGCTCACCGCAACTGAAGAGGCGGTGCTTAAAAATGATTTACTGGATGTACAGGATTGGGTGGATAAGGCGATTGATGGCAAAGTTAATAACTGTAAAAAGCGAATGATTTCTGAATGGTTGCCCAAATTATACGCAGATGATTCAGTTAGTTCAATCCCGGCATCGGAAGATGAAATTGTGGCAATGGTTATTGCAAGGGATGATTACAAAGACCGCACTGCACGGGATGCAGAATAATTAACAACAAAACAGGAGAATAGCAATGGCTAAACAAGAAAAAGAACAGCCGATGTTAAACTTTGATGGCAAAGAATACGTCATAGAAGAGATGTCGGATGAATCAAAACAGATTCTTAATCATATTAATGATATGCAGAATAAGCTGAATACAAATGCTTTTGTGAAACAGCAATTGGACGTAGGCAAGGAAGCATTCGTTAATATGCTCCGAGAATCTCTAAAAGAACCTGAAGAAGAAGCCGAATTGGTGGAAGCTGAGGCATAATGCTAGTAAGGAAATGCGCTAAGGGTCATGAAGTTCAATTATATAAGAACACTACCCCAAGTGCTACACGCACCCAAACATACCAAGACGGGACTGTAGTGACCCTTAGCTATCCTTCACCAGCTAAAGACTATTTTGTAATAGTAGATGGAGATATTGTAAAGAGATCAGACAGTTTTGTTACTGCTGAGACTGCTTTTGTCTCTGAGTGCTCCAAGAAGCATCCTGATGGTAATGGAAGAATTGATTTTGTTAAACATAAGTTAATAGACCGTAAGGTAGTGAATAGATGATTAAACCACTTACAAAATTTGTTCAATGGCAACTTATTACAGGCCAACTAGATCATTGGACTTCTTACCATTTAGCAGCTGGAGCATTTATATGTAAAGTAGCTCAATGGTGCGGAGCTAGTGATTTCTGGGCTGTCATGTCTGTATTTATAATAGGTGTATTGTGGGAAGTAGCTGAATACTTCATAGAAGGTACTGAAGAGGTATATGGTACTAAGAAGAGATGGGCATATAACACAGCTGCTGATATCTTTGTAGAAACTGCAATAGCAATTTGGATGGTAGTATGAAGCCAAATGAATTTAAAGTATTTGTAGGACTTATGATATTATTGCTGGCTATCTTATGTGTAGTGTCATTATTTACTGGATGTGATTCAGGTTGGTCAATAGCTGGCTGGGAGATTAAGTGAGTGGTAAGCCATCTACAGCCAGAAGCTATAGGGGAACTGTCGTGGATGATAACATGGTTTTCTCTATCAACATTAAATGGATGGGACAGATTCTGGTTCTGTGTGGGATGTTGGTTTACGGTTATTGGAATATTCTCTCACGTATCGAAGCCCTTGAAGATGGGATGGCTACTTCGACTGCCCAAATCGGTGAACTGGTTGATAGACATATAGAGGATGAACAAATAAGATACAAAAAGATGGAAGAAGAATTACAATGGTATCAAAAAGAATTAAACCTAAATCCACTAAGTTGGAGAAAGAAAAAGAAAAAGTAAGGGCTATGTCTTTTAGTGAGATATTAGCTAAAATAAATCATTATGTAAGTACACATGGTAGCTTGCCAAGGAATTAAATCAAATGAAGGAATTTTTAACACTCTATTCAGAAGCGGGGATGATAGGTGTTGTAGGTGCAATGTTTATGTTTTTAGTTTATTCTATGAGCAAGAGAGCAACTCAACAGGCTGAAGCACTTGAAGACCTTAAAGTTGAAAACGAAGAACAATCTGTAAGGATTTCCAATATTGAGTCTATTGTGCTTAAATTCTTAGATAGATGGAATCGTAGTGATGAAACAAGAGATAGACGACATGAAGATATGGTAAAGGAGATTAATGATATGTCTGATGTTCTTATGGAAATAAAAGGAAATGTGAGTAGGATAAATGGCAGGCACTAATTCAGTTGCAGAATATAGAGCTGAAAATACAGCAAGACTTGTTAAATTAGAGGAGCGTCAGATTAGCATCTTTAAAACGCTGCAAAGAATTGAAAAGCATATTGAAAAGATTAATGGTCAAGTACAAGAAAATAAGACTAATTTGGCTAAGATCGGCACTGTTGGCTCTATTGGTATTCTTGTCGTTCCAGTCATTGTGTCAATAATAATGAGGTTAGTATAATGAGTGAATGGGTAAGTTGGACAAATGCCTTCTATTTAGGTGGTGTTATTGTAGCTGGTATTGCTACTCTTGTAGCTACTAAATATAAGAACATAGTCAAAGAAATGGTTGATGTCATGAAAGCATTGGAGGAAGGCTATGAAGATGGAACCCTTACTAAAAAAGAAAAAGATGCTGTCATGAAAGAAGTAATTGATGTAATGAAAAGTGTATTAAGAGCTAAATGGGGGTTTTTCTAAGTGGCTGATATCTTTGGATTAAATGATGTATCTACTAAAGACACAGGATCAGGAAGTAAACTTAAAACAGGTAACTTAAAAAGGAGTCATAACATGGCAAAATGTAAACCAGGACAGATTTGGAACGCAACTAAAATGAAATGCGTCTCAGGTAAATCTGGCCCTATACAAAAAATAAGAGGTAAGATTGGTGGAGCTTTAGCTAAAAGGTCTATTAAGAAAACCGAGAAGAAGTATGGCAAAATGCCTACTCGTGTTTAATAAGAGGTAGTAATATGCCAAAAGCATGCGTAGACAGATTGATTAAGCAGGGTAAAACAGCTGCTCAAGCACATAAACTTTGTTACCCAGGACAAAAGGCTGGGACATCATCTAAATCTGAACAAGATAAAGTTGGTACTGACAGAGCAAAATCAGCTAATGTTAGAATGAAAAAGAAATTAAAGAAACAATCTGGTTATTAAATAAGGAGTTATTATGAAACTCGTTGATAAAATGGGCGCAAAACCTAAGAGAGCTAAGAAATCTAGCACTAAGCAGATAAACTTAACTGTCCATATGCCTGAAGTAACTCAGCTTATAAGACACTTAGATGTCTTGTATACTGATATGGTAAGGACATCTCTCTTAGCTAAGATTCGTGAATTAAGAGACGGGCCTCAACATCCTATGGCTGAAATACTTGGACAACCTTATGTGCAGACAAGATCATGGTTTAATCCTGGTCAAGGCATTAAGCAGTCCGCAGCTGTAGAATAATGTCCCGAAACAGAGTTGATCTTTTTGGTCATGATAAAGGCCTTGGTGATACTGTATCAAGAGTAATCAAGAAAGTTTCCAGAGGCAATATAAAGGAGTGCGGAGGATGCGAGAAAAGAAAAGAATATCTGAATACGTTGATTCCGTATCGCGACGTAGAAGCGAACAAGACGAAGAGAACAAGAGAATAGTAGCTGAAACTGCTAACGGTGGTTTCATCAGAGGTGTTGAAGGTGGTGTACGAGTAGACGTATTTGACCACGATGAGAACTCTGAGTATGATTTTTCAGATAGTGATTGTCCTATATGTGAGCTGCCAGAACACGCTCAGAATCTTATATTAGACGATATAGAGCACGAAGAGTCTAATGCCTAAACAAGTATTTAAAATAGAGAACTTCCATGGAGGGTTAAACTCTAGTTCAGACCCTAGAGATGTCCTTGAGAATGAATTGCCTGTAGTAACTGATATTATGGTTGATCAGATAGGTAAGATTAGGACTATTGGTTCTGTAGTAGCTCATGGATCAGCTGATGAACAATTAGATAATACAGGAGCAAGTGCAGTTGGTCAAGTTGTTGGCTCTGGGTTATTCCAATTTGATCATGATAGAACAGGAGCTGAAGATGCTGGTGATTCTGAAGCTGAAACTGGAGATAATTATCTTGCATTATATGATGATTCAGATGCTCAGGTATGGATATATAGTTTATCAACAGATGATTGGGATGACGATAAAGATAGTAGTAATAATGGTGTTATTAATTTTATAGGCAAGACAACATCAGGAGCTGCAAGACCAAGTTTTATATCTATAGATGGGGCTATGAGAGTCTCTACAGGTGAATTTTCTAAATATGCATCTGGTTCATTAATAAATGATGGTAGTCATTTCTTATCTACTGACACTACACTAACTGTTGATAATGGATCTCATTTTGCAGTTGGTAATTATCTTCAGATAGAGGATGAAATAGTTTATATAACAGCTATATCAACACATGATTTAACAGCTAGAAGAGGGATGTTTGGCACAAAAGCTGTACAGCATAATGATAACACTATTGTATATATTGTTAATATGAATCAATGGTATGGATACTTAAAGAATAAGTTCTTCCAAACAGCCGCTGGTGTTCCTGAATATGTTACTGATAAATGGTACAATGAAGTGCAGCATTTAAGATCATTTGAGGAATTAGGTATATCATTGTCTTCTCATGATTCATCTTCAGCAGGCCCAGGCGTAGGCGAGATGGATATTAATACAATTATATTCTCTTATTGGACAGCTCAAGATGGTAAGTGGAGTGGTAGTTATTATTTAGGAGCTACTCCTGTATATGTAGATGGTCAAGAAGGTCCAATTAGCACAATAGGCACAACTCCTATAACATTAGCTGAAGAAGTGCTAAATGTTCAGATATATGTATGTCATCCAGATATAGATAGTGGGACTATAACCACACACCCATTAATAGATGATAGAATTGTTGGTGTAAAATTGTACACTAAATCATATACATCTAATGATTGGTTTTTATTGAAGAAGTTTGATCTATTAGAAGGTGGAGAACATGGATGGAAAGAATATCAAAGTGGCAATGCCTCTGCTGGTATATGGACAGATGCTGGTGGCGGATCAGCTTCTATGGATAATCCTGCTGATTTATCTTCTTACGCTAGAACAACTGCTGATATAACAGTTACTCCTGGGACAGCAATGGGTACTGATGGGTTAGGGGCTGATAGAACGGGTACAGTTAGAGTAAGTGGTTTTTATGTAAGTCCTATTTATAAAACTATTAATTTAAATAGTACATCTGCTCAAGAGCAAACTTTTAATGTTGTTAATCCAACTTATGGCACAGCTCCATTTGTAATTGAAGTTCTTGATGAGAATTATGATGTTTTACATACCACTCAAGTAACAAAGTCTATAACAGATTCAGGTATAAGTAGTCCTCATTATCCAGAAGGAGCTGGTTATGAAGGTGAAGAGTTATATCATGCAAGTAAAGGTGGTTAGTCGTGGCTGATTTTGCTCAGATTAATCCAGGTGTATTTCATTTAGGATACAGATTTGCTACACCTGTTATTATAGATACACTCCCAGCTCATGCTGAAAATGATAATAGGATTGAACTAAAATATAAGAACTCTGTAATGGTAGGTAGGACTCTTTATGTAGGTAATGTTCAGGTATTTGATAGGTCAAAAGGTATTATTAGAGTTGAAGGCGACTCTATGTACAAGTCTGTTGTTAATCAATTTGATACGTTTGCATCTTATAATAAGATAGAAGCTGCTGTTAATGATGGTGAAGAAATAGTAGCATTAGCTGAGTTTGCAGATAAAGTATTGCAGTTTAAACAGAATACATTATATATAATAAATGTATCTCAAACAGTTGAAATACTTGAATCTACTCATAAACATAAAGGTGTTAATAACCCAGCAGCTGTTTGTAAAACAGATTATGGAGTAGCATGGGCTAATGAACATGGATGTTTCCTGTATGATGGCAAGAATGTTACTGATTTACTTGAGAGGCAAGGTGTTCAAAAGATTAAAGAAAGTGATTGGGAGTCATTCTGTTTTAATCCTATGATAGGATATTTCCCAAGAAAAAGGCAATTAATAGTTGTAGATGATGTATCAACAGCTGGAGATGGTAGTGTATTTATATATGATATGGTTACAGGCAGTTGGGTGAAGGGGGCTAATGTATTTGCAGACGCTGTTAAGTCTAATCTTACAAATGATTGGAGTGGTGATCTTATACATTCATCAATAAACTATATAAAAAAATGGAGTGACACTTCTGTACAAGCTACAGGGTTCTCATTAAAGACTAAAGATATAGATTTTGGACAACCTGGCGTAAGAAAGAAAATATATAAAGCTTATGTATCATATAAAGGAGATGGTACTGCTGTTACTCTTCAGTATGCTATTAATGGAGATACTGATACAGTAGCACCTTTTTATAGGACTCAGGCTGATGGCAGTTCTGATGGTAGTAATTCTGATACAACACCTTTATTAGATGTTGGTACTGATGATTGGGTCCTTGGTGAACTAAAGCCTGTATCGTCTATTAATAACGTATATAGTTTCCAATTAATATTTGACGGCACAGCCGCTGCAGATTTCGAGATAAATGATATATCTATAGTATATAGATTAAAGAATATAAAATAATGGCTAGGGTAAAGTCTGGCATTCCAATAGTATCTGAGCTTACTGAAGGTGAAACCGAATATAGGTCTATATCTGGTCAAGGGTTAGTATCTTATACAAAGTACGATAATCGAATTTATTCATCAAAGATGAATGCTAGTGTTATCCCTCCTGTAATAGACAAGCAAACTTCATCTGAAATAACTAATACTGTAATAAATATGGGTCCAACTGGAGAACTTGAGTTGGATTTATCAGCATTAACAGCTTCGGCTGTAGCCCATGGAGATGAATTTATATTCTTAGATACTACTTCAAGCTCAGCGGCTAGAAGAGAGGCAGTACATGATTTAGCAACATTATTTGCAGGCGCTGGTATGACTGCAACAAGTTCTGTATTAAATGTAATTGGTGGAACTGGTATTACAGCTAATGCTAATGAGATAACAACTACTGATGGAGAAATTGTTCATAACAACTTAAGTGGTCATGTACCAGATGAACATATTGCACATGGTGATGTGACATTAACTGCAGGAGCTGGTTTAAGTGGAGGAGGAACAATAGCTGCTAGTAGAACATTTGCTGTAGATATTAGTGAGTTTTCAGATGTTCAAATAGCAAGTGGAGATAAATTATTAGTATTAGATAGTGATGGAGCAACAGAGCAGTTAGAATCTATTGATGATATAGCTACTTTATTCGCTGGAGCTGGATTAGCTGCTTCTTCTGCTGTATTATCCGTAGATATTGATGAGTTATCAGCCTTAGGTGG